TTTCGTAGTACGTGCCACCGTTGTACGACGTTGAGAAATCAACGTAAGGGTCGCCCGTTTGAACGAAATACGTTCCATACGGTAACCGGTACGCCGTACGGCTACCAGACGTTTGACCCTTCGGTGTCGTCGTTGACACTGTTGCGTTACCTGTAGTGGCAGTGACATAAAACAAGTTTCCGGTACGGGAACCGCTACCAGTAATGTTATACGTCAAGTTCGCGTCATAGTTCGTGATTGTGAACTGTCCGTACCCCGAATATGTTAACGCCGGCGTTTCAGCTGCCACGTTACCGCCCACCGGCACCGCGAGCATGACAGGACTAGGCACTAAGGTCACCAATAATAAGCCACGTATCCGTGGCAAGTTTAACAGCAGTCGCGGCAGAATACTGAGTACGGATCTTCAACCCCGGTGTACCGTTCACAGTAACCCCAGCACCAGCCGCGACAGTGGTCTGCCCGGTGCCAAGTGACGCAATAAGAACAGTCGTACCCACAGGCAACGGCACCGTCGAATAAGGCGGCAACGTCAGCGTGTTGGCTGAACTGTTGTTCATCGTCACCATACCGCCCTGATCCGATGAAACTAGCGTGTACGACGTACCAGTTTGGGCGTTGACAATGACCTGATTAAACGCCGAGTCAAGGCTCGCCGCCGTCAACACGGTACCTGAAATAAAATCAGCCATCACAAACCCCTAAGAAACAATCGTTGTCTCGGACAAAGTAAACGTTACCGTATGCCGTGACGTGTCGGCCTTATGCTCAATACCATCAATAATGCAATACTGCGTAATCGCCGGGCCAAAACTCTGCCACGACACCAGCACCGCATCAGCAAGTTCCAGCGACAAAATGTTAACGCGCTGCTCCGACGTTAACGCTTCCATCAACACAGTAATCTGGTCAATACGATACTTCGGCTCAGAATACGCGTCCACAATCGCCGAACCAAGCGCAAGCGCCGGACTAGAACCGTCAAGGAGCGTGTCGTACGTTACCTCGAATACGCCATACTTACCTTGCGAAACAGTATCGTCAACTGTGACAGTGCCACCCACAGCTGTGCCGGCACTCCACACGATATTAACCTTGTTCCACAATTCCTCAACACCGTAAGCAACCTGATAGTCAATGAACGGGATACCGTTATCACCAAACTCGACACCAGTATAGGCCGGTAGAGACGAGTCACGGAAAGTAAACTTACCGTTCTTACCGATAAACATTGCCCCGTTCTCAGTCGTCTCAACTTTCTGCAAATACGTAAGCGCGTTTTGAGTATCATCCACAACGTCAGCAGCCAACGTCGCAAGCCCGGTAGCAATATCGCGCTGACCATCAGGCCACGCCAACTCATCCAACACACTACCCACACGAGCACCAGACAGCTGAGAAGTAGCCGTACCCGAAGCGAGGTTCGATTGCGCAAAGAACGCGAAACCGTCACTACTCGACGGCGACGCCGTAGCGTCACCATTCACGTTATAGGAAAAGTCCCAATCTTGAACGTTGCCCTGATACACGGGAATGTTATTGTTGCTGATAACGATTTGCTTACGAGGAATAATAGACCCATAGAATGGGGAAGCCGTCATCAGCGGGTCAAATAGGCGTTCACGATTGTCGAGAGTGACACGACAAGAACCGGCAGTAAACTTCTCCAACACACGCGACCGGCCCCGTTTAATGTCAAGGTCACGAACCCAACCCGTAATGTCAACAAGAACGTCACCAGCGAGCAGATACGTGGCGTTGTCGAGGACACCTTTTACGGGGTCGTCAAGTGTGAAAAAGTCACCCACGCCATTGGCGGCAAGGTCAATGGCGAGTTCAATCTTCCACGGACTGTTACCGTCACCCGGTGCCGGGCTGAACCCGTCATACGGTAAATCGGACGTATAGTCGTGCGCTGTCGTGTTATACGGGACTTGAGGGTTATAGGAAACCATTAGACGGCCTTAGCGTAAACGGGACCGTTAGCCTTCTCGAACCGGCTAATAAACGAAACGATTTCTTCACCAATCCGGCGAGGATCACCAACACCAGCCTGAACCGTGATCTGATAATTGTTACCGCCAGCGTTAGGCATGGCACCAGTTTTCACACCCGACATGGTAGACGTCGCGCCAATGTTTGGCACAATCTGACCGGCGGCACTCGGCACAAACACTTCAGGACCATTCTCACCCACGACATACGCCGTCGACGCCGACACCGGCCCACCGGCAGCGCGGAACCCACCAAACGTAGTGGCAGGAATGTTCTCCGTCACAATACGGTTCACCGTCGTCACCGTGATCGTGGCGTTACGGTTCATCGAATCGGCAAGATTGTCCATGATGCGGAGAATCTTTGCCCGGCTTGCGCCTTTCGGCCCAAACTCTGACTGGAAACCTTTCAACGTTTCGTCAGCTGATTTCACGCCGGCACCAAACCAGTTCGTTGCCGCAAGCGTTCCAACCTCGTCAGCGGCAAGTTGTGTTGCTGAAACTAATTCATTCGTCGTACCGATAGCGGTAGCACCACCAGCAATAAGTTCCTGAGCAATATTCGTACCGGCAGTGACACCGGCAGCAAGAACCTGCGTCAATGCTTCCTTCGACAAACCAGCGGCAATAAGTTCACGCACTTTCGACGCAAAGTTTTTCGCCTGCTCCGCCTGCAACGTTAATTTCTCGATAAACGATTTACCAACCTTGTTACCTTGGTCGTCGAACTCTTGAGCAGCGTCACTGAAGTTAATAGCGCCACTAATAGCATTAGAGACAGTGTTCTTAAAGTCGTCAAACGCTTTCTCCGCGTCTTTCAACTGTGTTTTAAGTTTGTCTAAACCTTCTTTAAACCAGTCGCTAAACGCGCCTTTAAGTTTATCCTTAATGGACTCAACAGCAGACTTCACGCCCTTAGCAACAGGGTCAGCGATAGTATCAACAACAGGTTTCTCAGCAAAAATTTTAGCCGTAGCAGCACCCATACCTCTAGCGATATTGCGGGCACTGTCCTCAAAACTTGTCATGGTTACGCCAGTGTTTTGAGCACCAAGCGTATTCGTTACAACACTAGCGACACCGTTATTGTACGCGACACCAACACCAGCACCGGCAGCGTACGCGGCATTAACCGCACCCTGAGTACCAAGAAGACCAGACACGGCAGCAGCACCAGTAACCGGACCCTGCTGCACTGCTTCTTTAACAATCGCCTTACCGAGAGTCGTTGTGACCTTAGTGCCAACTTTTTGAATAACCGTAGGAACGTTCTCCGCGCCGGCTTTAAAACCGTTAACGTAATTCTCGCCAGCGATTTTACCGGACTTACCGGCCGGCTCCTCGGTGCCTTTAATTTTATTGACAACATCATCAGCAAATTCTTTAAACTTATCGCGGGCTTCCTTCAGCTTCGGCCCAATGCCGGGAATCCACCCGAACATGAGCACAGCACCGTCAAGGATTTTACCGACGACGTTTGTCCACACTTGAACCCACGTTCCAAGAATCTGGCGAACAAAGTTCCACAACACACCAAAACCGTTTTTGATCGCGTCCCATGCGCCGATAAGAATGTTGCGGAACGTCTCAGATTTAGTCCACAACAATACAAGCCCGGCACCGAGCGCAACAAGGCCAGTGATAACAAGACCGATAGGGTTAGCGAGCATGGCAGCATTTAACGCCCACTGGGCGCCAGTCATTACAACAGTAGCCGCCGCCATAGCAACAGAAGCAATCTTGTGCGCGACTATTGCAGCAGTAGTCGCAACCCACTGAGCACCCTGAACAACAAGCGCAGCCGTCTGCTTAGCAAGATCTACAGTAAAGTTAGTGACAGCGGAAACTGCTGAACTAACATACCCACCAAACTTAGTGAGGTTAGTGGCAAAAGCGGATTGTGCGGCGTTAGCGTTACTGAAACCCGTAGCGAAGTTTTGCAAACCACCAATGGCTTTAGTAACCACACCAGACATAGAAACAACAGCGTTCTTAACACCAACAACGCCAGTGATTGTTTTACCGACAATGAACGACACCGGCCCGATAGCTGCAACAAAAGCAGCGAACGCAACAATAGCAGTCTTAGCGCCCGGCGAAAGCGCAGAAAACTTCGCAGTCAACTTTTCAAGAAAAGGAATAACACTTTGTGAAATAGTCGTAACAATAGGCAGAACTGCTTTACCGAAATTCTCCTGCAACTCACCCCACGCCACAGACATTTTCTGCGTATCCGTGACAGTCGCCGCAGCCGTCCCACCAACCTGAGACTCGATAGCCTTCAAAATAAGGTTCTGTGCAGAGGCAGTATCGCCAGCGGCAACCATTGCCTTAATACGATCCTTTTCCGCAGCCGTGAACGTGACACCGGAACGGGTAAGCGCAGTCAAACCCTTAATAGGGTCTTGCAGTGCTTTACCAAGTTGCGTGGCGTTACTCTCAGCGGAACCGAAACCAGCGGAGGCAAGGTCGTACGCGGCTTGTGTTGCCC